CCGACGACGACCTCGACACCTGCATCAGCCGCGCCCTGGGACGACGCAGAGTGCACGTCTTGCTCTGTGAACGGCCCGGCGAAGACACCAGCATCGTTGCAGTGCTCGATGGTCCTAACGCAGGAGTGGAAGCGCTCAACTGGATGGATGAAGATCACGGAGACGTTGGTGTTCGCCGCTATTTCGAGGTAGTCGACGCTTTCCCCGCCGACGACGCTCCCGAGCCGCTGCCTGCACTGCCTCCCGCACTGACCCGCAACGACAACCTCGCCATGCTTTCCGTCGACATCGCCAAGGTCATCAGCGATTACGGCTACGCCGAAATGGGCCTCGACGTGGACAGCAACGCGGTCTACGTAGCACTCCCCGCGTTCGTGCGCGCAGCACTGGCCGCACAGGATGAAGCTGACGCCGCTCGCCTCCAGGAGCGCTGACCCATGCGCGCCCTCACCATCACGATCGCCGTGCTCGCCCTCCTGTTCGGCTTCGGAATCGCCGGCCACCACTACCCCCTACCCGCGGGCGTCACCACCGGCTGGCCACCCACCGGGGACGACCGCAACTGCGGCATCGGCATCCACTTCGAAGACACCTTCGCCCTGACCGACGCACAGTTGCAGACGGCCCGCGACTACGTGATGGACCACTGCTACGGGGGGCACACCCCGCCGCCCGGCACCGTCTACTACTGGCACCACTGAGAGGCCCCCGATGGCTGACTACTGGGTGATCATCGAACCCCGCAATGACGAGGCCGCGAGGTCCGTGGGCTTAGACCCCGACGTGCTCGATGCGGTCCTCGTGTTTGATGCTGGGAACGCGACCGTGGCCGGCGTACAAGCCCTCCGCAAGTGGGTCACGCTGCCCGGCCACACGCCGCTGCAACTTGCTTACGTGCGTCCCGTCGCGACTGTGATCGAGCCGCCGGCTGTGACTTGGATTGAGCTGGGGAGCGTGACTGACGACGTGACTCTGCCCGTGACTGAGCCGCCCCCGCGAGCGTGACTGAGAATGTGACTGAGCCCCCGGCGTCGTCCTTGCCGGGGGCTCAGTCGTGTTGCGGGAACCGGAATCTCGCGTCTACCAATCCTTGGGCACCGCCCGTGGATGTGTGATGTGCGGCAGGCGTTCGGCGCGGGGCACGCGAATGCCGGCCCGCATCTGCCAGTACGCCCAGCGGTTGAGGATCTCGGGCTTGTCGCCGCATGTGCGGCAGCGTTTGCGGTTGCCCTCGGCGTCAGGCTTGGGGCAGTCGCCGCAGCGGGTGATCGGCTTGATTTGGGCCTTGATGCACTTGTAGGCCACCCACAGCACCCCGGTGAGGATCAGGAACGCCCACCCGGCAGTGCTGCTGTGTGTGTGCTCGGGAGGTGGCTGCTGTAAGAGCCACATCGTCACCATCTGTAGTCACCACTTCCTGTTCGTGACGGCCCGGAGGTCTCCGGAGACCTCCGGAGGGTTCCGGACTGATTTTCCAGATTTCCTAGAGTGGCCTCGCGTTTTCCGACTCTCCGGAGGCTTCCGGAGACCTCTGGACTCCAGAACCCTCCGCTACACAGCGTTAGCAAGCTCGGGGATTGGCATACCCGGAGCCAACTTGTAGTAAGACTTCTTACCTTCCACCTCGACCACCCGCTTGGACATCCGGGCTGAGTGCATCCGCTCGTGCACCCACGACGCCTTGCGGTGGCACGCGGCCATCAGCGTCGCCGCGGTTACTCCGGCGTCGCCTGCCGTCTGCAATGTCAACCAGAACGCCTTGTCGGCCATCTCCGTCGGCCACTCGGCCTGCTGCGCCGCGAACGCCTCCTGGGCTTGACGCAATGCCGCCGCATCCGCTGCGTTGCGCGGATGCACGAGGTCCCGCAGTGGAACCCGCACGCCGGTGATTTCCTGCCCGTCGATGATGACCGTGGTCGGATCTCCTGTACTAGTCACGACCTGCTCCTTTCCGTTAGTCACGCCTTCAGTCACGCTGTTAGTCACGGTCTCAGTCACGCCCTGAGTCACGTTTTCAGTCACGTTCTGCTGGGTGGGCACAGTCACGGTGTCGTCGTCCCGTGCGCCCATCTCGTCGGCTTCATCCGACCACTCATCAAGATCCACGTCGCCGTAGGACTCCGGCCGGTGAAGATCACGCATCGTCCACCGCCTACGCGCCTCGAAGGCCTCTCGACGCACCGGCTGTGTCGCCGTGCCCACATCCACCGGGCAGCGCACGTGGTAGTACGAATCGACAATCTCGTACACCTGCTCCGGCTTGAGATCCCGCACCCGCAACGGAATCGGCTTCATCGAACCCATGTCCGAGAAGAAGCACCAGCCCGCCCCCGCCGGCCCGATCGGCTTGTCCGGGAACGTCGCGTCGATACCCGTGGCGTCGGGCAGGATCACGTGCTGGTGGTTGGTGCGCTCCACGCGGAAACAGAACCGGCGCAAAATGTTCGCCTGGATCTGGCTGGATCCGATGGCCTCAATCGTCGGGTACTGGGTGGCGGCGCACAGCAGCACGCCGACCCCCGCGCCCATGGTGCCGATCTTTTCCACCAGGCTCAGCGCGTGGAACTTGTCGACCTTGAGGCCCAGCACCTCTTTGGCCTCGTCGATGTAAAGGATGATCAGCGGGTGGCGGCGGCTGACCTTCCACACATCCCAGCCGCGCTCCGCCGCGTACGTGGAGCGGTAGTCGATAACCCCGTCTAGCCACTCCAGCATCGCGATCGTTTCCGCGACTGCCGGGCCCGAGCGGCCACACACCAGCCACTCGAACAGCGGCGCCCACGGCCGCAGTGCCATGCCACCCTTAGCGTCGATGCCGAGGCGCACCACGTCGTCGCACGGTGCGGTCTCGCCCAGCATCAGCCGGTACAAACCACTCTTGCCGGAACGGGTGGCGCCCGCGGCCAGCGTGTGGATACCGCCGTACTCGGGGTGCCACCAGTGAACGTTCAGCAGTTCGTGGTTCTCGTAGTTACCCACGTACATCTGGTCGCAGATCGAGCGCATGGTGGGTGCGTCGAATCGCAGTGGCTGTTTGCGCAGGGGGGAGTTCGTGTTGGCCTCCAATTCGATGGCGTTGGGGTTGATGTTGTCGTCGTCGTCGCGTACGGGCTTGAGTCGTAGCTGCCCCGCGGGCACATTCAGCGCGCCCTCTAGGCGTTCCTGCATGCCTTTGATCTGGGAGAGGGTGTAGGTGCCTTGTGGCCACGACAGGCGTTGGGTCCATCCGGTGGCCGTGGTCACCTTTTGTGACATCCACGCTTTCGGGATGCCCAGCATGGACGCCAAACCAGGCCAACTGTCGTGCTCGGCCTGGACCCGTACCTTGTACCGCTCCCGTTGATCAGTCCAATAGCCGATCCACCCCAATGAGGTGGCGATGAACCATCCGACGACGAAGGCCCGCCAATGCTCGGCCGCCCAGTGCGTTTGCAGAAGGAACATCCACGCCGCCCCCACGGCGATGAATATCCGGTAGAACAAACGCTGCGGTGCGTGGGTAAGCGTCACTGTCCAAATGAGCAGCAGTAGGGAAGCGACTGCTACCCACAGAATGGTGTGCGGCCACAAAGGGAACATGAGCGAGTTGCCCACGCCGACCGCCCCGACGACCGCACCCGCAACCCAAGGGTTCAGCAACAAACGACGCTCGTTGTACCAGTCGCCGAAAGTCTGCTCGGATGTGATCGCCGGGCTGTAGCCGACGCGCCTAGACATATTGATGAGTCCCTTCTCCCCCGACTCTGTTTATCGTCAACTTCCTTTGCGACCGCTGGACAGGTACTTCTCACCAGGGTCAGGAATGCCGGAGCGGTAGTGGTTTAGCAGTGGTCCGTAAACCCGCTCGATGGCCATGAGCACGTTGGTGAAATGGTTCGCGGTTTCCAACGTTTGGGCGGATGCGGACAGCAGTGGAGTGACGCACTCGGGATGGAACTCCGCGGCCACCAACTGCGCGGCGTGGTCCTGGAGCATGGTGGCGATTTGCCCCATGGCTTCCCGAGTCGCATTCATTTTCACGATCATGTCGTCGTGGAACTCGGGAATGTCCTGACACCACGCGCCCCACGCCTGCACGAGCGCCGCCGCGAGGCCCGGCCCCGGGCCGCCACTGCTGTTGCCTGATGGGGTTGGGGCACTGCCATTGGTTGTTGCCGGTGCGGTCATCGCCGCCCCCTTTCCTGTCGCTCCGCCACCGTTGGCGGGTTTGGGTACTGCTACTGGTTTGCTGGGTGCTGGTGCCGGCGTCTTGGCTGGTGCTGGTGCTTTGGCGGGCGCGGCCGGCGGTGACTGCGCCCCGGCGGCCGGATCGGGGCCCGTCTTGGCGTTGGATCGGCGGCCCTGGCAGTCGTGCTGCTCACCTGGGCGGATCTTCCAACCGCACTGCACGCACTTGGCGTTGCGGCCAACCGCGGCGCCGGCCTCCCGCCCAGCGCGGTCCCGCGCCCGCTCGTGCCACTTCATGTCCTGCTTGCGCCGCGCCTTGTTCTCTTGCCGCCACTGGCGCCCGCGAGCCCGCGCGTGTGCCTTCGCGGCCATCGGCCCCATGGGGGGCTTCTCCTCAGCGGCTGGCGCGGCTGGCTGTGCAGGATGATTCGAGTGGTCGATCTTCCCTTTCGCGGCGGCCGCCATGGCTGCCCCGAGCGCAGCACCACCCGCAGCAGCGGCAGCTGTGCCCCCGTTCGACGCCGGTTTAGACGCCTTCACCTTGGGTTTCGCTGCCGGTTTGGGGGCAGCTGGCGCGGTCGGTGACTGCACCTTCGGCACCGGTGCCTTCGCTTTGGTCCCGTGGTTCTGCGCGCACGCGTGCTCGTTGTAGCCGCGAATGTTGCGGAAGTTCTGCCCGCATCCGAGGCAATGAGTGTGCTGATCAGCTAGCGCGATCTTGCGGAACCCGGTGCGCGCCTTCGCCCGAGCGCGGGCCATCTTCCGCGCGAGCATCGCTCGCCGCGACGGCATGCTGTGCGGCCTGTTCGCTTTAGTGTCCGCGCGGCGACGCCGGATACCGTCAGCTTCGCGCCGACCAAAGCGGTACAGGCCGCGCACCGCGCGAGTCGACCAATGCCGGCCCATCCACTTCGATCCGCGCTGCCCCGCCCACTGTTTGAATGTCTTGGGCTTCTTTGGTGTGGTGGTTTGGCGGATGGTGGCCGTCTTACCGACCCGCTGGCTGCGGTTGCGCGGTTTCGTCTTACGAACTTGAGTCTGGGTTGCCAATCAGGCCACCTCCCGCAGGTGTGCCAGTACGTCTCGTTTCCACTCCGCCAGGTACCGGCGGGCGTAGGAGTTCGCCTCGATGTGCTTGTCAACCTCGGCCGCGGTCACCTCGTCGAGCCGGCCCGCTTTGGCCTGCTCGATCAGGTAGCGCAGCGCGGCGTCGCGCTTCGGGGAAGGTTTGGCAACCCGACCAAGCGCGTCGGTGTCCACCGCGTGTAGGGGTTTCTTCGGGTTGGCCTTAGTTGTCTTCGGCGCTGGCGCAGGAGCCGCGTTTACCGCGTTGGCGACCCGCGCTTGCGCTTCGGCGAGCCGGAGTTGCGCTTCGGTTTGCTGCGCGGCGAGCTGGGCGGCTTCGCGTTGCGCGGCGAGGTTGGCGCTGCGCTGGCGGGCCTGGGCGTCTTCCCAGAGGGCGACTTTTTCCCGCTCCGCTGCGAGACGCGCCCGCTCGGCCTCGGCCTGGGCTTGTGCGGCCACGATGGCGGCTTGCGCCTGTTCGCTGGCTTCGATGCGAGCTTGTTCGGCGGCTGCGTTGGCTTCCCGCTCGGCGGCGGCGGCCATGCGCCACAACTTGTAGGTGAAGCCGCCCATGCCGGTGGGCACGCAGCCCATGAAGAACAGCACCAACGCTGGGGGGTTAAGCGTGCTGGGGAGCACGTGCTGGATGCCGGATACGGAGATTTCGATGGTCATCGCGACGGCGATGAGGTAGCTGGCGAGGCGCTTGATGTGCGCGTCGAGTCCGGTGCGTTCGCGGAGGCGACTGGTCACGAGGATCACGCCGGAGGTGGACGCGGCGGGGATCCAGGAGATCCACGGGTTGTGGAAGCACGCGTTGGTGAGTTGGAAGGTGCTAGCCGCGCCCCACAGCAGAAGCGGTGCGGCGACGACGGCCATGAAGCCGTTAGTCCAGCCGTCGAGGTAGCGGACTTTGCCGGCCGTGGCAGCGTGCACGTGCTCGCTGACGGCTAGTAGTGGTACTGCTCTGCCGCTGTGATCAGTGGTGGTTGTCACGCAACCTCCCCCCCGCATGCCGTAGGTGTACATCTACGGCTGGGATCGTAGCAGCATACTGCTAAAGTCTCAGCCGTAGGCGTACACCTACGGAGGAAAATCATGGAATCGGGGAAGCGATGACTCAGCTCGGATACCTGGGCATCGCGGGGCAACTTCGGTCGGAGATCGCCCGCGGTGACTACCCGCCAGGCACTTACCTGCCCTGGCAAAAAGAACTTGCGGACCGTTTCGGCGTCAACATCGGCACTGTCCGCAAGGCCATCCGCCACCTCCAGGCGGAGGGGCTGGTCGACCCCATCTCGGGGCACGGCACGAGGGTGCGCCAACGGCACATGATCCAACTGCCGGCGCACCGCTTCATCAACTCCACTGCGAAGGCGGGCCCCTGGGAGACGGCCTGCGCTGAGCAGGGATTGGAAGGCAACACCGTCGTCACTGGCGTCAGCTACCTCGAAGCGAACCCGCGGATAGCGAACGCCCTGGAGATCAGCGTGGGGGATCAGGTGGTGCGCCGCGCCAACCAGATGCAAATCGAAGGACAGACCCGCCAGGTGCAGGACACATGGCTGCCCATGTGGGTCGCGGAGGGCACGCCACTGGCCGCGCCCGCGAAGGTGGTCAGCGGCATCTACGGTGGCTTGATCGCCGCTGGGCATCGCCCGTCCAAAGTCACCGAGGTGGTTTCCGCTCGGATGCCCACTGAGGCCGAGCGCAAGGATCTGGGGCTGCCGCTGGGATCTCCGGTGCTCGATACCCAACGCACTGCGCGTGATGCGCAGGGTCGGGTTGTGGTGATGACTCATCTCGTTGTTGCCGCTGACCACGTGTGCCTCACCTACGTCCAAGACCTGGAGGCCCTGGGGGGGTGATGGAGGCGCCACCGACCGGGGGTCAGCGTCGACAGCCCCGATCGGCGACGCATCCTAGTAAGCTTACTGAACTTCACAACTTTACAGTAGGCCCTACTACAGCCCAGCAGAATGATCAAGAGGTGATGGCCGTGACGAGAACAGGACCAACCTTGCGGCAATATCAGCTCGCGGAAGAGCTAAAAGACGCTCGCGAATCCGCTGGTATCACCCGACGCCGGGCTGCCGAGCACCTTCGCTGCTCCATCGAGAAAATCGGGCACTTCGAACGGCGCCGCAACGTGCCCTCCGAGCACGATCTGCGCGCCCTACTCGACCTCTACGGCTGCCCTGATCGGTTCGATGAATTGTGGGAACTCTGCCAACAGGCACACGAGCGCAGCCCGCTCGCCTACCGGCGACTGCCCAGCTGGCTCAAGCTCTACCTCAACCTCGAAAACGAGGCCACTGACCTGTACCGATTCTCCCTGGAGCTGGTGCCTGGCTTGCTCCAGAGCGAGAACTATGCCCGTGAACTGACCCGGGTTCACGGGCTCGGCTCACGCGAGGCTGACCGGCACATCGTCGCCCGCATGGAGCGCAAACAGCGTCTGGAGTCCGGCGACCTGCGCTTGTCCGCGGTCATGTCCGAAGCCGTGCTGCACATCACCGGGCACATGGGGCTGGCCGGCACGGAGCAACTGTGGGCGCTGCTCAAGGCATCGCAGCTGCCGAGTGTGGAGTTGCGGGTACTGCCGTTCGCTGCGGGTGCGCATCGCAGCATGGATGCCTCGTTCACCGTGATGGCCTTCTCGGCGGTGATGATGGGCCCCGTCGGTTATTACGATCATGCCGGGGGTGGCACTTTTGTCGAGGATGAGCCTGCCGTGAACGATTTGTGCAAGAAGTACGAATACCTTGCGGCCCAGTCTCTTGATCCTGCGGCCACTTCCGCATTCATTGAGGAATTTATTCAGAGGAGAACACTGTGAACGGTTCAAGCCCGGTGTGGATCAAGTCGTCCTACAGCGGCGGAGACTCGCCGGATTGTGTCGAGGTCGCAGCACTGTCCAACGGTCGGGCAGTGCGTGACAGCAAAGACCCACACGGCCCGATGCTGATGATCAGCTCGGCGCAGTGGGCAGCGTTCACGACCGGGGCGCGATCGGGCGCCTTCGGCTAAATCGGGAGGGAGATGGTGATGTTTCAGCGACTCTTAATGCTCTGCGGTTTGGGGAGCTTAGGGTTGCTGGTGGCCGGGTGTCTGTTCGACGGTGGGCAGGCACCCGCTTCACAAGCGCCCGTCGTAGTACCTGTGATCAATAACCAGTCGGATAACAGCGGCATGATGGTGCTGATCGCAGTGATCATTGTTGGTCTCGTGGTTGGTCTCGTGGTGGCGCTGGTCGCCTACCTGCGTGCCGATGGCCGGCGCCGCGACGCCGAGCACACCACGCAACGCATCCTCGACGCGCTACCGGACGAGGTGTACCAGCAGATCGGCCCGCGCCGTGTGCTGCGCACTTCGGGCCTGGATGTGGAGATCCCTGAGCGGCGTAGCGTCACCGTGCCGGCGCGGCGCGCGATTGGTGGTGGCCGCTGACCCTTGCCCCCACGCGGGTCCGTGGTATGCTTGCACATGTTCCGGCAAGTTCTCTTGAGGAGTCATCATGGCTTTCACCCTTGAGCAGTGCTGCATCCGCCCCTGTGGCGCCGTCATCCCCGTCGTCATCAGCCGCAACGGCGGACTACCGAAGATCGCCGCCGATGGCTACAGCGGGCTCACCGACGATGGCGACGCCGTGTGCCGCGACCACTTCTGCCCCACCTGCGGCAACGCCCACTCCGACGCTGAGGCGTTCGAGCTGTGCGAGTTCTACGGCCGCCCGAAGGTCAACCTCACCCCGTGCAATCCCGCACTGGTCGTGGTCTCCCGATGACACGAGCACGACCCGCAGCAGTTGAGCCCCCGGAGCTGGCCTCCATCCGGGCTCAACTGCTGCACCTCGAACGTCTCGAAGCCCAAATCGACGCCGCCCGTCGCGAACTTCAGGCCCGGCGCGCGGCCATCCTCGAAGATCAGGAGGGACTTATATGTCACTAACCAGAGAAGGTGACAACGAATGAGCGCATGCCCCAACGGAGAGATCGCTAACAATCGTGTCGAGCGCACACAAACCGGGCTGCTGAGCGTGATCTCCAGCCTGATCGGTTCCCAGCTCGACCTCGAAGATGCCGCCCAGTGGTTTGACCAGGAAGACGTCGCAGACATCACGGCCGCTACAGAGCGCATGCGCCTCGCCGCGCTCGACCTGCGCGCCGCCGAGATGCGTCTCGATTCGGTCACCGCTCGCCGGCAGCAGCAGCTCGCAACAGCCCGTGAACGGGCCGCTGCGGCCTGTGAAAGTTAGTAAGCCAACTGGATGAAACGCAAGTACAGTGCGAGTGCACATGCAGCATGCCGTGTGTAACCGTGCTTAGCTAACCCGATGCGCTCACACTGACCTCACGCCCAACCCACCCCGGTTGGGCGTGAGGTGTGTCTGGGGGCAGCGCCATTCCAATCGAGGGGACACGATCAGGAAGGTTGCGAGTTAGCTATGCCACGCCATCGAGCGCACCGATTCAACCTCTGGGGACCGAAATGCGGGTTGCTCCAACTGACGACAACCTTCGGCCGGGTCCGCTTACCACTGCGGCCGGAGCTGGTGACCATGGTGGCCCACCTCCTGACCGAGCAGCACCGAAAGCCGGCGCCGCTGCCCGCTGGGATGCGCATCGAACGGCGCTCGCCCGCGAAATTGGGGCGATTGTCTGCGCCGCTGCGGCCCTAGCCATCGCCGTGTGGTCGCTTTACGCCCTCATCGGCACCCCCGCACTAGGTTTAGGCGCCGCCGTGACGCTCGCCGCAATATCTAGGGGTTTGGCCTACCACAAGCCCGGCTAAGATCCCTCCAGTACCGCCACACCACAGCGGTGCTTGATGCACTCCCCCCAACCGACGCGCCGCGCCCCCGCCCGGCGCGTCGGTTTATTTACCGCCCCACCGCGTGGCTACATTGACTCGCCGCCGATCACGGGAGGTGAGCATTGGCCCGCAGACGCGGCCCCACTGCAACCCCAGCCGCCACCAGCAAAACCTGGTTCCCGGCGCTGCGCGGCATGTTCTCCGGATACACCACCGGAGGCGGCTCGCTGGACTCCCGCATCGTGTCCGGCCCCCGCGCTTACGTCGTGCCCGGCCAGCCCTACACCGTCGACTGGGACACCGACCGCGCCGTCCGTGAGGGCTACGCCTACAACCCCTACGTGTTCCGCTGCGTGGAGTTCATCGCGAGCAATGAGCGCGCCCGGCGCATCGTGCTCCGCAAAGAGGACTCCCGCGAAGGCCCCATCCTCAAACCCGGCGAACTCGACAAAGACCAACAGGTGCTACTGCGCCGACTCAACCGGCGCGCCAACGCCTGGGAAGTCGCGAAAATCTTCCGCCACCGCCTGATCGCCCAGTACCTACTGTCCTCCCGCGGAGTATTCATCGAAGCTGTGCGCTCCCGGCGCGGCTCCATCCACTCCATCTACCTACTCGACCCCGACCGGGTGCTCCCCGTACCCGGCCGGCGCAAGCGCAACCCCGACGACCCCACCGAGGTGGGCGTCATTACCCCCATCGAGTCATTCCGGGTCACCACCGCAGCCGCTAACGGCGCTCCCTTCTTCGACTTCCGGCCCCCCTTCGATCCGCAGGCCTCTCCCGATGATCAGCCCTCGGGCATCGTGTGGATCCGCTCACCGCACCCCACCATGTTCGAGCGCGGCATGAGCCCCATGGAGGCCGCCGGCCTGTCCACTGACCTGGACCGCTACGCCCGCCTCTACAACCGGCGGTTCATGCAGCAAGATGGCCGCCCCGGCGGCGTGCTCGCCGTCAAAGGCCCCATCGAGGACCAGTTCATCGACCAGCTGGAGCGCCGCTTCAACTCGCCGGAGAACACGGCCCAAACACTGGCCATCGAAGCCGACGACATGACATGGACCGACACCTCGGGCACTCCGCGGGACATGATGTGGGGCGACACGATGGACCGCACCAAGCGGGAAATCTGCGTCGCCTTCGGCCTACCCGAGTCGGTGATCTCCGACTCGTCGGGGGAGACTTTCGACAACGCCGACGCCGACTACGCCAAAGCGTGGGAACACGGCCTGCTGCCCCTGTTCGACATGCTCGACGCGCAGCTCGATGTGCTCACTCCCGGCGGCTACGACGACGACACCTACCTCTCCCATGATGTGTCTGACGTGTGGGTGCTCGGCCGCTACCAGCGGGCCCGCGAGGACCGGGCGGTTGCTGATTTCAACAACGGCATCATCACCATCGACGAGGTACGCGAGGTCAAAGACCTCGACCCCTGGGATGTGCCGGCCTCGCGTGTGCTGTGGATCCCCGCCGGCCGGCTCGCGGTGGGTGATGACAAGCCCGCGCACGACGGTGACGCTGAGGCCGCCGGCCGCGCCCCCCTGGGTGGCCAGCCAGCGACCCTATCGGCGGGCGGTGGCGGGGAGCTGCCGCCAGGGTTCGGCACCGGATTCGACCCGACCGCGGATCTCATGGGCGGCCCGGTCGATCCCTCATCGGCGATGGACGGTGGCGGGGGCACTGGTGGCGACCAGATGGGTAGCGCCGACGCGGGTGACGAGGGCGCGGGGCCACCGAATCAACGGGCGCTCGCGCAGGCCGACCGCACCGGAGGCGCGACGTTGACCGCCGCCCCGCAGATGAAGGCATTGGAGGGTGAGCAGCGCGGCGCGCGATTTGCTTACCGCCGATGACCTGGCGGATTTGCCGCTGACGCAGGTCATGGTGCACGAGGCGCCCCCCGATCCGCCGCAGGGACCGATCCGGGATGCGCTGGCCGATGATGCGGCGGCGCGGGTGGACCGGGCGGTGGCCGCGATGGATGCGGCGGTGTCGGCGTATAACGATCGCCTCGCCGGGGTGGTTGAGGCCCGGTTGCGGGGCCCGCGGGCTCGCAAAGGCACCCGCTTTTGGTCCGAACAGGTGAAGTCTGTATCTGGGGTGAGGGTGGATGACTCTGTTAGGACATACAACCGGACTGAAACCAAGGCCCTCGACGGCGACTACATCCTCCCCGATAGGACGGTCGATGAGATCGCTGACGCGGTGCGGCCGGTGGGACTGCGCATCGTCGCCGACGCCGCTTCCCATGTCGCCCAGTCCCTCGGGCGACCCAATGTGGGATTGGCTGCGTTCGACTGGGCGACTGTCGAGCAGGCAGTAGATTCCGCGGTCCAGCAGATGCTCGCGTGCTCACGCCGGCAGGCGCAGATGGTGCGCGCCGTCATCATGGAAGCCAACTCCACCGCCGAAGACCTCGACCACGTGATTGACCAGGTGTTGGCGGCGGTGCGGCGTGGTGGTAACTGGAATCTGATGTACGGGCGGACGCTGGCGACCGCGCTGGCGGGGGATGCGGCGCTCGCGGCAGCGAAGGCCATGGGTGTGACGCATATGCAGTGGATTTCCCGCCGGGATGACCGGGTGCGGCCGACGCATCGCATCGCCGACGGACAGGAGCGGCCAATAGGCCAGCCGTATCAAGTGGGTGCGTTCCGGCTGCGGTTCCCCGGCGATCCGTCCGTGCTCCCCGAGGGCATCGGCGAGGTGGCCGGGTGCCGCTGCGGGCTGTTGTTCGCGAAACCACTGGCCGGTATCGAGCATGCGACGACGCTGGCGGACTCGGGCACACCGGATGCGGCACGAGCTCTGCTGGCGGCCCCGGCGGTGGGTGAGACGTCGAATGATGACCCGGTGATTGGTGGCCCGTCGGTTCCGGCGGTGCGTGTGCCCGCTGATGTGGTGGCTTACCGCACGTTGGATGAGATGCCCCCGGTGACGCCGGGGCAGCGGATCTCGTGGCCGCGCACTCTCACTCTGGCGTTGGCATCGTCTGCGGCGGTGTCGACGGCGGTGTTGGCGGTGTCGATCCCGGCGGGCACGGTGGTGGGTTTGGCCGGGGGTGTGGTGGTGTTGCCGGCTGGCGCGTCGCTGGCGGTGGCGTCAGTGACGGAGGGGTTGATTGTGGCGATGCCGGTGATGCCGGCGGAGGTTCCGGCGCCCGCGCTGGTGGGGGCATAGAGAAGGGCCGAGTGCACGGCGTTCCTTCCGTGGGTTTCGGCCCTTGCGTTCAGAGTACTACTGCCAGGCTAGCGGCGGCTGCGATGAGGCACAGAGCGCCGGTTGCTGCGAACAGGGTGATTGCTGCGCGTAGTGTCATACCTACTTATCGTAGAAGTGCAGCCACCAAGTATCGCCACAACCGGGTGATCTTTGTAGCAGTAATATTCTCCCGCGCACGAGGCGAACGAGCTGACCGCCAGTGCCAG